AGCCTGCTGCGCGTTGGAATACGGAATAACGCCGCCGGGCAAGAACTGCGTACCCATGTTCTTCATTTCACTCGGGATAAGGACGGGCGGATGGACCTTGTAGTCAATCGCCTGCGACTTGCGGAACTGCATTTGCTGTAATTGGCAAAGGTCGCCCAACGCCTCCATGCCCGGACTTGTACCGTAGATGTCGCCGCCTGTGACCGACCAACGGGCGCACATAGCAGGAAACTCGGTAAAGCCTGTTTCACGCAAGACCTTGCCCTTGTCGCCGCTCTTCTCGAAGTACACCGACAAGTACGGCATATTCTTTGCGTCCGTCTTCCTCGGGTCGCGCTCCGTGCGAGGCTCAATCGCATTGATGACCTCAACCCATTCGTCGAGCTGTCCTCGGTCATACATATCCTTAACCGCTCGGCTGACGTTGGCTAATCCGAACTCCTGCACGAGCATAGCGACCGTCATACGGAACTCGCGGTACACGGTATTGACTCTGCCTCGGGAGTCGGTCGCGATAGCGAACTCACCGATGGTAAGCGGGTGACAGTGAATCACGCGGTCGAAGTCGTCGTAGATCAGCGTTGCAGACGTGCCGAAGGCGCCCAACTCCTCGTAGGCCATTTGAAGCGCACGGTAGGTGTTGGACTTGTAGAAGACCATCTGCATGAGAGAAGTGACCTGCGACATCCAAACTTTGACCTCATAGCTCTCGTCAAGCTCAGGATTGAACGTCGTCAAACGGAACCACGGGCGAGCGGGGCTAGTCATGCCCGACATCATGCCGCCCGATAGTGTTCTCAAGGCGCGGGTGCCCGTGCTGTCGAGAATCTTGCGGAATGCGGCTCTGCCTCCGCGGTTGTTCTCGGTCGGCAGGAAGCGCCCCGCTCTCGGCAGAAGCACCTCGCTGATGTCTTTCCAATGCGACATCCAAGAGGAGCGTTCCTCTTTCAAAGCGTCCCAGCGGCTTTGGACTTTTTCTCTAAGTTCCATGATTAGCCTCCGAGAAGGGTGCCCCCTTTCTGAAGTTGGAGCTGATTTTGGTCAATGCCCTGAGCGCCCGACAGCATGGTAGTGCCGAGGTCCGAGCCTGTATTGGCTTCAAGCAAAGAGCCGATGTCGGCATGCTTCTGATTGGCGCGGTTGTACTGCTCTTTTTGCTGAGCCAACTGCTTGTTGGACTGATCGACCTGCGCGTTGGCCGCGGCACGTGTGGCTTTGGCCTGACGGTTACTGCTGTAAATGGACGCCGCGGTATTTACGACCGCTGCTCCGACTGCGACTCCGCTCATGCTGAAATCTCCTTCTTTCGGTTCTGTAACTGTTCAAATTCGACGGTGAACTCTCGCTCGGCCTCGTCTACTGTCTTGGCGCTCGTGGCAAAGATCATGGTGATCTCGGTGTCCTCTAAGGCCCATGCCATTTGCTTGCGGTTGATCTCGCCCTCTAAGACGTGGTAGCCCTGAAGTTCGTAGACGCGATCTCCCGAGTTAATGCGCACGTGCCCGCTGACAATGAGAAGCGTGGGCACGCGAATAAGCGTTCCGACGGCGGCCGTGCCCGCGGGCATTCGGATGGTGCGGGCGTACATCCCGCCGTGCAGGGAGTGCTCGACGGGGAAGACGTATTCGGGGAAATTCGCTTTGAGCGCTTCGCCCAGCTCTTCTACTCGACGTATTGCGGCTTCCGTCGAGGGCGGTAAAGACAACTCGTTCATACGGGCACCCAATAGACGTGCCGCAGATCGGCGTAGCCTTTAGCGATACAGAGCCTCTCAAGTTCGCTATCAGGCGGCGCGCACAACGCCAAGCCCTTTGCGCCCGAGTCACGGGCGATGTCAGAGGCGGCCCAAAGCAGACGCAGACCTGCGGTACCTTTGCGGTAAGCGCGGCGAAGGTAGAGCGCTTCGATGGTGACCACGGGCATATCGTAGTGGCGGGAGCGCTGAATCAAGACAGCGGCTATGCCGACGATCTTTCCTTCAGCGATGACGGCCGCGGCTTTCAGCTTGGCTCCGAAGTCCTCGTAGGCTTTCCAATCCACTTTGACGGCGCCGGTCTGAGAGTTGTCGAAGGCTTGCGAATACTCCTCAATGAGTTCGTCAAAGCCCGGGTACGACATAACCTCCTGCGTGCTCAATACCTTCACGTGCATAAAGTTCTCCGTTGTTTTGCCGTAGTATCGGGCGCGGAGAGCGCGTCAAGTATCAGAAGCGGAAATCTAGGGGGTTGTAATCCATGCGGGCCTGAGCCACGTGTTGGTTGGTGCGCTGGTAATCCTCAGGCGAATATTCCGCGATCAACATGGAAAACGTAAGACAGAAGGCGTCGGCGATGTCGGGGGAGCTTAAGCCCCTTTTTTTCATGCTCTCCTTGCTTTCGAGTTTGATTGCGCCCGACGGACGGATTTCATACTCGGGCGCCACAAGATCGTGCTTCAAGTCCTCGTCCTCAACGAGGCACCCTTTCTTAAGCCACTCTCGGGCGCGGCCCCATATCTCGTCTCGTTTGCGGTCGAACTGATCGGGGTCGTCCGCGGCCATAGAGAAGTTAATGCCGTAGACCTCCTTGTAGCCTGCGTCCAAGAGGATGTCCACGACGCCTGCCCCGACACCCGTCTCGTCCACGAAGCAATAGACCTGCTTAAAGCCGAGTTCGTAGCAGTAGGCGATAGCCTTCTTGATCTCGTGGGCAAGCGCTACAACCGACAGTCCGTGAAAAACACGGTACGGGAGTTTGGCGTTTTTGCCGAAGCGGAAAAAAATTACGGAGTCGTCGTCGCCGTATCGCGCCACGTCCACGCCGATGGTGGCGACCGTCGGGTGATCGATCGGTGCGCGCTTCATAGCCTCTTCCACCGAGAAAGAAGGTATGAACTGATTGCTGGCTTGGTTCGGAAATTCTCCGCGGACGCGAACTCTAAAGAAGTCGGAGTCTTCGCCATACTCTTCCTTCCACGCTTCGATCTGCCGCTTGTTGGTAATCGCCACGTCGCGGGAGTCCACGTGCCGTGTGTCCCACGTGGCGCTCTTCTTGCGGTCGTTAAATGCCGCATAAAACGTCCCCGAGGCTCTCGTCGGGTTTCCGAACATAAACATGAAAGGCTCGCCGTCAGTCAGACCGCCTTCGGCAACCTCGAAGATTTTTTCCGAGATACCCGAGGCTTCGTCGAAGATGTAGAACGGAGACGAAGACGCGGCGTGCTGACCCGCGAAAGATTCTGAGTTCTCCTCTTTACAGGTCACCGCGTCCACTCGCCAAGTCTCGGGCGCTTCCTTTGCGCGGATGGAGTCGGCAGTGTACTCGAACATATCGGCGACAACCGAACGCTTCATCCATTTGTTGATTTCAGCCCACGTCTTGGTCGTGAGCTGGCTTGCGGTCACGGCGGTAACAATGCCCTTGCAGTGGGGGCGCGTCGCCATAAGCCACGTCACAAGAAGCGCGGTAAGGCAGGACTTGCCGATACCGTGGCCCGAGGCGATAGCGATACGCTGAGGCATGACAGCGTTCACACCGTCAAAGCCGCGTTCTCTCACGCCGCGGCCGATGTCTTCCAGCAACTCGCAGACCCACTTGTCGGGGCCGAAGTCGCAGTGAAACTGAGAGCGCCAAGGCTCGGGCAGACGCACGACCGACATCTCGGGGAGCTGTCCCCACGGGAAGGCCCACATCACGAACCCGAGCGGGTCGTCAAAGAACTCGGCAAGCCGAGTAGCGATCTCTTGTTCAAGGTATTTGTCAGACACGAAAAAGCCCCGGAGGTTAAATTCCGAGGCTATTATGGTTTATGAGAAGTTGTTCAAGTGTCAGTCTTCGCCTGTCGTCACCTCTATAGGTCTTTTGCTGATACCTGTATATCCGCGTCTGTTGTTCGACTTGAATGTTCCCCACCTGTAGCGGCGCGTCAACTCCATTGTTAAGTCTTTCTGTTGTTTGATACCGCCGTTGTCTCCTTTGTCCTGACAGAAAACCTGCCAAAGTTTGAAGAGATCATCACGGAACATACGCTTGTTCTTATCGCCGTCAACGATCAAATACTCGGAAACGAACTGACCGATAAGATCGTTTTCCTGTCGGTATTCGTTGACTTCGGCCTTCATGCTTTCAGGTTTCTTAAGGCCTTCCTTCTGAACCTTTAAGGCCCCTTCGATCACCCAATTGAGAATGCCCTCATACTCAAGCGCGAGCTTCTCGCCCAAGTGTTCGTCCTTCACGAAGTACGGGTCATTCTCAAAGTTTCTCGGAAACTCAATCAAGCTGATACGACCCCATGTGCCCTCGTCCGATTCTTTGATGTCGGGGAAATAGTTCGTGGCGATAAACGGAATGCCGACAAGCGAGAATCTTTCCTGCTTGACGGCGTAAGGAGCGCGGACGCTGATCTCGTCGCCGCCGGTGATTCGCTTCATTTGAGCGGCATTAAGTCTGCCGCCGCGCTCTGTCTCGGGCAGTTCGATAAGGCGCGCACCCCTGA